TTGCCGTCCTTGTTGATCTTCATCAAGTAACGGACCATGTCACCATCAAACTGCGGTAGATCTGCAAGCTCGCGGAACTGCCGTCGCGTCAAAACATGGCGCCGGAACAATCCATCGCAGTCGTCTAATGTCGTGCAATAAGGATCGACATACAGATCGAAAATAGATACGCTTTCTATGTCGGGGACTGGGGTCTCAACTACGCTCAGTGCGTAGGCTTGTGCGCCGCTTTCGGGATCGATAATCTTGCTGTAACTCTGCTTTGTATCGATACGAACAGTGCCAGCCTTGACTGCACCCGACCCAAAGATACACGCCTCGAGAATAGACTCTTTCAATTTTTGATCGGCGCCGGCTTCGATAAGCTGGTCTTCGATCTCGACAGTCATATTCTTAGCGGCTTCCTCAGCCATCTTCTGCTCGACTTTACGGAACTCCTCTTCAAGCTCCTTCATTCGAGCGGCAATCAAATCCTGATTCGCCATTGGGTCCATCCCCGAAGCCATTACAACTTCTTGCATCGCCTGCTGTCGCATTTGCATAGACAGTACTGGATCGATAGTCGCGATAGGCGTGGGATGCACAGCGAAGAAAAGATCGCCATGCTGGAAGAGTAGGTCAACGATACGGCTGTATGCCGCCATCACTTTCGTGCGGGTCAACCCAACAAATACTTTTGATCGTGCACCAGCGTGTTCATTGAGACGTGCAAGAACCTCAGGCTCGTACTGACCAGCGTACTGACGCAGGTCTTTCAGCCATTCGTTCTCTGTCTCTTTACGAGCGTCTTTGTATTCTTGGAAAAGATCTCTCAGCCTGTGACCAAGGGACTGCAACTCTTGCTCTTGTTGCCCGTCTAGGTCATCATCACTGACGAACTCTTCTTCAACATACAGCTCTTCTGGATCTTGCATCTAGTAGCCCACTGTCGAGTCGATACTCTTAAAGGCCCGTTTCGCGATGTGAATTCGCGGTCTGGGCATTGAGGCTAATCCATGCAAAGCGATGGCATACGCCATCACCCTATCATCATAGCATCCCTGCTGAGAATTGAAACTCCCTTTATCATCAATAACATACGTTCGTAACTCATTAACTAGCTCGATGTCCGCGATACCAGCTTCATGCTGTCGGAGAAGGGCGGCTAAGTTGTCGATGATTAGGGGTTTTGTCTTGCTCGTTGTAAGGAAACCACCCCTTTTTGTGAGCCTGTCACCGTAAGCTCCATCCACAGAACTCTCAATATAGAGGTTGGGGTAGCCCTGTTCCTGCAATCGGCGCAGTGTAGTCAGGCCGTGATTGTTCCTTTCAACGATTAAATACGCCTGATTCCAGCGTTCACCTAGCTTTGCGAGGAAGTTTCCGTACTCATACGGGTCGATATGGCCGTGATAGCAGGCAACTTGGTTGCCGTTAGAGTCTAAAATCTGGGCGCAACTGTAGTCTCCGTAGCTCAAACCCTCCGCTACGTCTATACCAATGACATAAGATTCGTTAGGAGTAGGCGTAAACCACTCACGATAGGGGCCGTGAGAATGCGATTCCAATACACCACTACGGTAATCGCCCACAAAATCAGGCGTATAGCAGTTATTTTCAGCCACTCGTAATACTGAGTCTTCAACAAAACATCGCCCCGAGGTCAGGAATGCCTCTAATGGGGTAGAGGGATACTCCTGCCTAAACAGATCTGTCGATCCAAGTTCATCCAGTTTCGCCCTTCGAAATGCAAGCTGAGCATCGTCCAAGTTATAGGCCTTTGCTAACTTGTCTTCTTCAGGCGTTCGCTCGAAGTAAGGGTTGGGTTTGCGGCGGTACTCTGGCATCCAATACCAAGGGATAAAGCACACGGTCCATTCGGTTTCGCCGCGCAAACTTTTCATCACCTGATCGTAGAACCAGCCACCGGCCCCGTTCGCCGTGGACTCAAGGATTACTTCAGACCCTTTGCCGCCCACTGTCTGTAGGAGGCCCGCGACGATATCTGATCCTTGTGGGTAGAACGCCACCTCAGACCCGTGAACGAACCTGTTGGTTTGTCCTCGACCGGTCTGTGTAGAACGTGCTGTACCAACTCGATATCGGCTGTTAAGGCCTTCAAACACCAACGTACTCGCAGACTGACTCGCAAGGTTTGGCTTGAATACGGGATGCGGAATGTGATCGTAGAACTGCCGCACCATGTTGAAAATCGAATTGGTCGATTCGGCGAGGTGAGAAAGAACGAACGCATTTGCGTTGCGATTCTGCGTAATCTTCCAGAAGAAACGGCCCTCAACATAGGTCGAGATCCCTACCTGCCGTGCCTTCAATACTAACGCACGGATGTTACCCTGTTGTTGCAACTGGTTATCGAGGCGCTGGTGCATCCACCGCTGGCCCTCGTTTAAAATAAAGGGCGCGACTTCACCCTCTTTGTTCACAATTCGTAAAATGTTTTTTGCGTACAGCGGGAAGTTACTCTTCAGCTTCCTCGCTACCTGCACTATCTTCTCGTCGCTCGTCATGTATCACCAGATTCTTAGCCCACCACCATAGGCTGTTGTCATCCATGTCCATCTTCATGACATTGACCCGCTGACAAACAAGCTGAATATTGCTCATCCGGTATCCAATATTGCTGTCAATCCGATCTATACTTATGGCGGTTTCCATGACTGTCTGTCCATGAGTCATGGGGACGCCGCTCAGGGCGCACATACCCTTTTGCTTTTTTAGAAGCTCGAGTAAAGCCTCTACCGTCACATCGTCTGAAAACTCGCGCCCAACCTCTAAGGCGCGTCTTTTCGCTACACGTATCCGGCTTCTTAACCAAGCTGTCGCAGTTCTGCTTTCTAACCGCCTTCTGTGATCGACGTAGCAAACACGGCAAATCAGGCGTCGTGCTTCGAAATCAGACTTTGGCTTTACAGCCCCGCATACACTGCATTGCCTATCTTGATTTGACACGTCTGCCCCCGAGTCAACTCTTCAAACGCGGCAACCGCTTTCCTGCTATTACTCACGGCTATTCGATCCCCCATCAAACCAGTACCCAGTCCAATGCATCCCTGCACGTCACTAGGAAAATTAGCTACATGTATCAATATGTAGGTTCGATCGGGTACCTCTTCGAGCATCCATGTCCAACCAAAGCGAGGGCTTTCACGCCACGTCATCTCATAAGCCCCTGTAGGGACGCAGGAGACGTTTGGCGCGTTATCTAGCCACGGCCTTTCTATGGAATAGAACTTCTCTCCAGAGACCTCTAAGACGCCTAGAGTGCCTTCTGGGTGGTAACAGAAACGATTAAGCTGTAGATCCATTACTTCTTCTGGCTAAGCGGAGTTGCTTTCACGGGCGCCTTTTTCTTTGTTCGCATTTTGATCGCCCTTTCCACGACAGGCTGACCCTTGCCTAAACCCGATCCAATTTTTGCACCGACCTTTTTTAAGCGAGTGTTTGCTCTCGCTTTGTCTCTAGCGGCTACACGTTGCTTTGCTGTCTTTTGCTTTTGCATCTCAATATCCCTTCTTGCGTTTGTTGGTTGCGGCACGTTGACCGCGCTTAGGTAAACCTTTCTTCATACACTTGCCCGCCTTCTTGCACTTGGCTGGAGTAGGGCATCCCTTGCATGGCTTCATCATGATGTCTTCCTATGTCGTCGGGTTTTAGTAGCCACCTTCTTAGGCTGGCTAGAATGCTGTTTGCCGGCTTTTGTGTCGGCCCTCTTCTTACGGGTGGTCGCCGCGTACTCTTTCGCTGAGAGCGATTTAATAGCCTTCTCAGGCAGGTATCGCTCACCTGTAGCCTTCGGGCCTTGCGTCGATGGCTTTCCTGACTTGGTGCGCCACTTCTGTTTGGTCCAGCTCTTCAGGCTCTTCTGAGATTTCTTTAGCGCCATTAGTCTTGAAATCCTTCACCTTTGAAAAAGTGCTTTAGACGATGCTTTACAACAACTAAGACAAGCTTCAAAAAGCTATCCTCTGTGTAAGTCCCTGCGGGACATCTCATTTGATACATCAGTCTTTGTAGCCTCCACCCTTGGCTTTGTATTGCTTAGCCAACATCTGCGCCTTCCTAGCTGACCACTGACCTGCCTTACCGCCCTTACTGCCCGCCTTGATCTG